GTTTCGGTAGTAGACGTGTCAACAATACTAGATACACCCTGTGGTGCTAAGTGATCTGCAGCAACTCCTGCAAATTCATATGTAGACCGTTGACGTTCCCGTGTCATGTCAGACGAGTTTAACCATTCTCCTGTAGAGTTTTGGATACCAGTCTCAATCAAATTGATTAGACTATCATCAGACACCTTTTCTTTATACTTATTACCAGCCATTACAATGAACCCCTACCTGTGAGGATTTTTTTAGTGTTTGCTAAATTTGCGTAGTCATAGTCTTTACTACCAGCTTTTACAATGTCTTTTTTCTTTTTAGGTTTAGGTTCTTTCTTTGGCTCGACTTGTGTTTCATTAAATCGCATAGCTCCCTCCGTGGGTCTAACTAACTAACTTGGGGCTATGCCCTATGAATTGTAGACAGTCAGTTTTATATCATGACTAGGATGACGCCTGCCCAGTGTTCAGCTATAGTTGGTTGATGCCCAAACTATACGGTAGCGAAATTCCATCTGCAGAACAACGTAACGAGTGAGGTTGTGTAACCTCGTGGCGTAGCACTTTGCGTTAGTGCCAGACGAACTTATTCTTCTTCAGTTAAAACAGCATTAACAACAACTGCCGATCCTGCAAGGACACCAGCACCTGTTGCAACAACATTAGCATTGGTGTATGCTGTACCTAAGATAGATGCACTGCCTGTAACCCCAGATGATACTGCGAGTGGTGCAGCAACAGTTCCCACTGAGAGTCCAATAATCATTGGATCTACTACTGGTTTAGTTTGGGGGGCTACACTTCCAGTAACCGCAAGGGCCATGATCAACCCGATAACAATATTCATTTCAATACTCCTCAAAAATTAAGTGGTGGTTTACCTGCCGCGACCACCAGCGCGTTATGAGGACAATGCAGGAATCTCTATTCTCTATAAGGAACTTAGAGAACTTTATGCATAACCATAGTATACTTCGAGGCATTTATCCTCATGGTTAATAGACACCATATCGAGTGGTATCCTACCTTGTATCCAATACTCTAGCACTTGACTATGAAACTCTTCTTCTAAATCCACTGGGTACTGTCCTCTTCCCAGTCTGATATCCTCTCTTTCCATGAAACATTCCTTGTATTTAGACGATCCCAATGTGTACGTAACACCTCAGCACATATGGCGAGGGAGATAACAGTATCATCATAGCAACCAGGTGCTGCTTCTGTCTTTCCACTAGCGGTAGAGATGTAGTCCTTTAGCTCTCTAATCAGAATAGGTGAGGGGATCATAATATCCTCATTGTCTATTAGGTTCTTCAGGTTCCCAATGATCACAGGTTTAGATGCAGAGGTTGTCCTGAAGCCTAATCTCATACCTTCTTCGTTAGACACATTGGCTATCTTAGTTTGTTTGTACAGGTTTAAATAGCCCATCTGTTCTAGTTTCTGCAACGTAGCAATGCCCATTGAGTTAGACTCGACAGCTAGGAAAGCATTGTTATAATATCTACCTAAGTAGAACAACAACTCACCCCACATACTAGGATCAATACGATTGTTACGATATACAGCTACAATTTCATATTTATTATTCATAACGACAGCAGCACTGTAGTCTTGACCTACCCCTAAAGAGACATCAGCCCCAATTACATAAGGCTCCTCCCACTTAGGATAACCATAGATAGACAAGTTACCTTCCCTATTATCATCAAACATCTTACTGGATGGATCCCAATCACTACGCTTTTGTTCTGGGCGAGGGATAAGGGAGTTTAGTTTATCAATGTCAAAGACATTAGCACCGGACACAATGAATGCCTCATCCGCTGTAGCAGGGTACTCCTGTTGAAACTTTAACTTACCACCTTCTGCTATTTTTAATCTACGCCAATAGAGTTGATCATTATCTAACCCATAGTTTTCTACGAGGGTCTCCTCTTCAATTGACAACTCCATACCCTCAGGGGCTGTACGCCTATACTCAGGAGTTATAAACCAAGGTAGGAAGATAGGTAGATACTCATTCTCTCCTGCAACAGCACCCTTCCAGAGCCTGTAGAACTCCCCTTGAGCACCATTAGCTGTAGACTCTAAGATAACCTCAGTGCCTGGTGCTTGGGAGATACCTTGGAACAAACCAGCCAAGATCTTCTCATCGTGAGTCCAGAAGGCTACTTCTGATAGGTGAGCAATTGTTGGTGTAGTACCACGACCAGCCTCCGGAGAACCCGCTGTATAGAGACGATAAGAGCCAATAGCATCTTTATCATTGTAAGCAGGAGACTGTATCTTAATTTCTTTAGCATTAGATGTAATCTCCTTAGGTACTAACTCACCCTGCATATTCCTAATCAAGTTCTTAGACATACTAAACAAGGCATCTGATGTAGCAGAGTCATGCGCCATAACCACTGATCTAGAATGAGGTGAGAAGTATGACTTCCAAAAGACCCTACCAGCACAGTAAGTGCTGATACCTTGTTGTCTAGCCTTTAGGATAATAGCCCTAACCATACCAGTTTCTTCTTGTTGTTCTACGAGAGCCTTAGTGATACGCTCTTGGCACTCGTTAAACCTAAAAGGTATGAAACCTAAGCTAGTATCCTTGGTAATAATTTGTATCTGTTCTTCGGCAAAGGAAGTAAAGTCCCCCTCGTACCCTTTTAGTTTTACCCTCCTCTCTTTTTCTTTGAGAAGAGACTGTATCTCTTTATTGTTCATTGTGTGTCCTCTATGTCCCTATAAGGAACTTAGAAATATATTTATATATTTTTAGATATGTGGGTATTCTGTGAGAGATTGAGGTACCCCCTCCTAGGTTTGGGAGAGTCTTTGAGGAAGAGAGCCTAATAAGTACTTTTTTTATCAGGTACCCTCATAGTCTTGCAGTACCCCCTAGATCTCTAAGAGGCCCTCTCAGGTAGGTGTCTATCTTTTAGGTACTGTGAGGTACTCTGAGACTTCTATAAGCTCTGTGAGGCTCTCTGAGGGTCTTATGTGGCATAGGCTCTAGCGGGACTATGGGATTGTGTGGGATTCTGTGAGAGACTGTGGGGGGATGGTGTACTGTTCTCTAAGTTCCTTATAGGGAGAAGCCTTCCAGTCCCTCCCTTAGGTTACTATATATCTATATCTATACTATAAGATCTCCTAGTCTATCTCTCAGTATCTCTCAGTATCTCTCAGTCTAGACCAATGTACAGTATCTCTCAGTATCTCTCAGTATCTCTCAGTATCTCTCAGTATCTCTCAGACCTCTACATGATTGGTTCGGATAGTATGTGATCTGTCCACAGGGGCCAGATCTAAGAAGAAGTATAGGGGTTGTCCCTGTACTGACTCCAAGGTTCTCTTGGTGTCTCATGAATCTCACAGAGGTGTGGGGTCCGACATATATCTTGAAAGGATATGCCAATGCCTAAACTATCTATGCTTCTATGTGCTGCTATGCTGACATGGGTAGTGGCAAAAATATTCTACATCGACAATAATGGTGTAGGTGTATTCGTAAAAGATTTCGGTGGATATCATGTAGAATTCATCGAAACATCACCTATTGAAAGGTCAATCAAATGAAACTTGAATACAAAATGAACATCTTCAAGTCCTACTCCTACAAGGACGATGTGAATCACCAAGTATCGTACCACATAGAATCAACCAGAATACCTGACATCATCTCAGGTTGGGAAGATTCTGGATATGTGGTACATAATGTTCAATGCTCTGGAGAAAGGGTTAAATGATGGAAGACAATGGCTTTCAAACAAAATTCAAACTCAATAACGTAAGAGTAACACATGGTTCTCATGCGGTATCTATAGCTCAACACAGCGAGTTTCAAGCTGATGGTAGTGACATTGTAATTATACATGAGATTGCCATCTTGCCTAAAAACTCTCATGACTGGGTTATACTAAGTTACGACAACAATCTGGACAGTTTGATAGAAACTCTTCAGAATGTTCGTAATACAATTGAAACACGTAAGGATGTGGAAAATGACTAAAATCTCAAAAGAAAAAGCAATAGCTAATACTATTGCAAAATACCCATCAATGACTAAAGCAAAGGCTACGTACTATGTAGAAGAAGTTCTTGGGTATCTTTCATGATAAAAGTCTACATACTTGTCTTAACACTGTACCAAGATTGTGGAATTAATCACATACTTGATTACAACCTCACAGGTACAGACTGTCTGGAGCGGATGCAAGACTTCCTAGTAATGCAGGAGTCTGTCGGTTACTTGTCATGTCAACTATATAGGGGGAACCAATGAGTATGTCTGGAGAGATAGAACTGGCTGAGACCAGTATCTCAATCTATAAAAGTGAGATCAATGACTTACATAAAAATTATGGTCATGGTCTCAGACCCGCCTGGGTTCTCGGAGAACTTGAGAACCTTTATGATGACTTGAGACATGCTGAGACTAGGCTAAAGGAACTGAACAAAGGAGCTAACTAATGCCTAGAACAATACGACTAAAACTTACACGCACAGATACTTGGTATCCAGAGTATGAAGTGCCTGACCATGTAGAAGATGAAGACATTTATGAACACTTGTTTAATGAGTGTCCCGCTTCTGTGTTTGATGAGATGTGCAACAAGCATACACTAGAGACTGAGACAACTATTGTCAATAGACGTTTAGATGAGCTACTTGGATCATGATACGCATCATATTGAAATGCTATTACTCTCAGGTCTGATAGCAGTATTTCTAATCTTCTCTATCTGGTATGCTTATGAATGGATTAAGTTCATTGAAGAATACTATGATAATAACTCAAAGTAATCGACCCACAGGGGATCGATTTAAAAAGAGAGATATCCTCTCACAATCCATGTAAAGGAACTAAAATGACTAAACTTGAAAAAGCCCGTAACTTCATGATCAAAGACGCTTTATGCTTTTACCCTAAACTGGAAACACCCCAGATTGGTAAAGGCACAGTCAATGGTCGCCCTTTCACTACACCATTGCAGTTTGAGATTCAGCTACGTGCTAAAGATGAAGCGACTCTCAAACTGTGGAAAGATAACCATTTGCCTGTAAGAGAAAACAACGAAGGTGTCGAAACACTGACACTTCGTCGTCGGGCTCTCAGGAAAGATGGCAGTGACAATGGTAAGCCTCGTGTGGTTGGTAATGACAAACAACCAATGGACGCTAAAACTATTGGTAATGGTTCAACAGTTAATGTTATCGTATGGCAAGCTCCTTACGGTGACAATAACGAATCAGTCTTCAACTCCCTCACAGCTGTACAAGTAACTGATCTTATCGAGTACAACGGCAGTGATGGTGTAGACTTTGATCTTCTTGACAGTGTGTCACCAACTGTTGCAGGTGTCAAAGACGAAGACCTAGAGGCAATGTTCTAACAGCCTCTATCTGAATCCGACCACAGGGGTCGGATTTAAAAAGAGTAACGAGCTAAGCATCTCAATAAACTGCTTATAAAATTCCTACTGCTAGGAGTGTGAGATACGTAAGGTATCAGCATTTTGAAAGGATACAAAATATGTCGTATCGTGAAGATGAACTTGACGCTGCCATTGAGCAATACATAGAGGCATTAGACATGGATGCTTTAGAATCGTATGTTCGTAATGATATGCAAACAGCATATAACAATGCAGACAGTGAAACTGTCGATGAATTTATCGCTCAAATGAATGGGGAATGGTGATATATATCAACGTGATGTAAAAGTGCTGAGCAACACAGTTAAACTGCTCATACAATTCTATACAACACACCTCCCAGTGTTGTCTGTTCCAACTGTTGAGTCTGGGTTCTTTTATCCTTTCAAGCTCAAACTCCGGTTGGGACAACTAATACGGGTGACTCCGATCCGAACTCCTTGCTGAAGTTCTCGTTGAAGTCCCTGTACCCCTGGCTGTTGAGACCCCGTAGTAATGCTGCGCTGAGGTTTCCAGTCAGGGTCCATAGTTTTTTAAATAGAATCCCTTGCGGGATCCTGTTTTTAATCGGAGTCTCAAAAACCTAAAGGTTTTCAAGATTCCTCAGAGAGATCTTTTAGATCTCTATAGGATTCCTTCAGAATCCTTCGTGACCCTTAGGGGTCACTCTGATTTTTGGAGGGTCCGACAAGACCCATTCCAACAAGAGGCATTTTAATATATCAATTTTATTTGGACTATGGGTAGTTGGTTACATTATGGTTGCAACTACTAGAGAAAGATCTTAACTTAAATTAGTCACAGAAAGGCTAACACTATGACAACAGTAAACCCAATCGGTCGCCAGAATCTGCAATTTCGTCGTGTAACAAATCGCTATGGTAAACCAGTAGGTTCATTCTCAGGCCACCAAGGTTACCTATCTGTAGCACGGGATGTTGAAACAGGTCGGTTTGTATCTCGTTCTAAACTTTCAGCATCAACTGTAGATCGTATTCGCAACGTAATCAAACTACGAGGTTTCAATTAATGGATAAATCAAATGTCTTCTGGACAGCAGAAGGAGAAGTAGTCATTGAGATTGCAGGACGAGCACTAATCTTGTCTCGTGTAGAAGCAGAAATACTATTCACAGACTTAGGCCATACACTCAGAGATATGCACGATTGTATGAACAACTATGCAGAAGATATTGGCGAACAGCCTGATGTCTGAAGTCATCGAATTTAAACCTAAACCTAAAGAAGATGACTTTAAAAGGATTGATGAACTATTCCATGTGACGATGTGGATTGGTACAAACAATGAGTATGAAATAAGTATGGAAAGCCATGAAGACTACACAGAGCACGAGATATTCACAGCAATCGGTGCACTGTTTGCAAGCTATGGTGTAGACAATGGTTTCATATCTGAGGATGATGATAGTATAGAGGAACTAGACACATAAAGGAATGACTATGACTAAACCCGCAGTACACATATCTGTAATGACAGGTAAACTTCAAGGTCTCAAAGCAATAAGTACTAACACAAAAAGTAACAAGTATTGCATAGATCAACACAAGAAAGCCATAGAAAACAAAACAGATAATATCTGTGGGGACTGTTACAGTCATAAAATGCTAGACGGTTTCCGCAAAAACATGGCTCCAGCACTACAACGCAATAGTGACTTGCTGTCTTCAAGACCATTAGAACCACAAGAAATACCAAGGATTATAGATAGCATCTTCAGATTCAATGCACACGGTGAGCTAATAAACATGCAACACCTAGACAACCTGATGAAAATTGTTATAGATAATCCTTGGTGTAGATTTGCTCTGTGGACTAAACGAACAGATCTTGTGTTTCGTTGGATGAAAACACAAAGTAAACCTAAAAACATAAACCTTATATACAGCAACCCAAAGAAAAGTGTAGTAATGTCAAAGCCACCTAAATACTTTGACAAAACATTCAACAATGTATTAACTCATGAGTTTGCAGAAAGACAAAACTGCACTGGTCAAAAGTGTCAAGACTGTCGATTGTGCTATGAAATCAATGATGTAGATACAATCATAGAAAAAGTAAAGAGGTACTAATGAAAACTGATGAAATCCCAGAATGGCAAAAAGAATTCAATAAACGTCTTCAAGATAATAAAAAGAACTATGAGTTACTAAATAAAGTTCAGCAAAGTGCAATCAAGTCAGCAGAAGAAACTATGAAAAACGTAGTTCAAATGCTAGAAGAATGTAATGATCTTTATATCTCAGATGTTCGTAAACTATCAGAAGCACAATGGAAACTCTACGAAGCTTTCCGGACTGAATGAAAATATCCTACTGGCCTACTAGAAAGGAGCTTCCTGACATGACAATCTATATGAATCAATATCAGACTAAAGCTAGAGAAACTGCAATCTTCCCAGAGTCAGAAGCAATTCCCTATTTAGCATTGGGCCTATGCGGAGAAGCTGGGGAAGTTGCAAATAAAATCAAGAAGTGTATACGTGATGGTGCATCCTATGATGGTATTGCAGCAGAACTAGGAGATGTTCTTTGGTATGTAGCAGTACTCGCACACTACCTCGGAGAAGACCTGGACAGTCTCGCAGCAGGTAACCTACTTAAATTACACAACCGTGCTTCTAAGGGGACTCTCAGTGGCTCTGGTGATGATCGTTGAGCGTAGCAGTATTCATATTCTCAGTACTGATAATCATCATAGCTGCTAACCAAAGAGGATAGATAATGAAACGTAAATACAGAACAGCATTCAATCAACTTAGTAAAATCGGAGTACCTGTAATAGATCATGGTCATGATGATTTCATAATCTCCGCAGAAGATAACTATGACACTGTATGGGCTGACTACTATCGTGAAAACGATGCAGCACTAGATGATTTTGGTGTTAATCATAAAATCAATGATATCCTACATGCTAATGGTCTATATGCAGAATGGGAAAACGGTGGTGTGCTTGGCGTAAGTGAGATGTAAAATGCCATTCACAATAGAAGAAAAACCCTGGACTACTGAGATAGTTATCATGGATGACTCAGGGGACGATCTTGACTTTACAATTATCATAGAAAACGCTGGAGAATATCAGGGCTATGCATCTATCAGACAATTCAATAGAGACATTGATGGATATGATGTAGTAACAATGTCACCAGGAATGTACAAAGATCTAATAAAGTCGTTCGATTCCTCAGAGGGATTCCACGGACTCTTATGGAAATAAAAAAAAAGAACCCAGAGACTCTCACAGAGAATCTTTGGGTTCTTATAGTTTTTTCGGTAACCGACAAAGCGCACTTGCATTTTTTTTGGTAACCGACAAAGCGCACTGGCATTTTCTTTCAGGTTCTCATAGAACCTCACACAACTCGAAGTGCCCTCAGTTTACTGTCAAGCTCTTCATCAGACAAACTCTCAGCACCTAACTCTTCAATTTGAAGTTCTCTGCGCTGTAGTTTTGGTTGCTCATACTCTGCAACTTTTGCTGCAAGATCACTAGCAGTATCGAAATCCTCTTTGTCCAAAGCTTTGAACATGAGGATCTTCAAGACATCTAAAGAGTTCATATCGACATGATCCAGCACATCTTCTTTGTACTGACGCCAATCCTTCATGCTCATCTTTAAGGCTTCTCTAGCATCTCTAGACGCCTTACGGGAAGCTGCTGATTTCAGTTGCATCTCACGAGCATTCTCTTTGGTGAATGAAGGAGCTAAGTTTTTAAGGCTGTTTGGATGAACCTCTCTAGTCATATTTAGTACCTCTTATAACTTTAGTAATCCGACCACAGGGGTCGGATTTAAAAGAGAGATTAACCCTCTTCTCTATAAGGAACTTAAAGAAAGGCAACACAATGGGTAAAGTAAAAGGAATAACAATAGATATCGATGATATAATCATGGATGTTTATATGTTTGGTGACTTCTCAACTGAAAAGACATTCAAAGAACTAGTGTATAAAAAGTGTCATGAAAGTGGAATACCAAGTAGTTACATGTATTATGCAAATAGTAAAATAGAGGAAACTTTAAATGTTTAATAAAATTAAAGAAATACGAGAAACACTAAGACGCAGACGGAATATGAATGCAACTATTAAATCACTTCACGAACTAAATGATCTAGAACTTCGTGATATTGGGATACACAGAACACAGATTGATGAAGTAGCCCGTAGCGTTATAGATTTTCACAGAACAGTTCGCAACATAACTGAGCAAGAAAGTAAAAACAACAATGATTAAAGTAACATACATCGACCACATGGGTAAAGACTTAACTGTAGCCAACGCTGCTCGTGTATCATTCGGCAAGACAAGCGAGATGGAAGATGATCCATGGGGTCCACCCAAGCTCAAGGAGAAGGATGCAAAGCTGATCCGTTACCTTGCAAGAGAGAAACATATCAGTCCCTTTGGGCATTGCTTTGCCAGCTTCCACATCAAGGCTCCGATCTTTGTAGCACGGCAGCTAGTGAAGCATAAGTTCTTGAGATGGAACGAAATATCTAGGCGCTACGTTGATGAAGAGCCTGAGTTCTACGAACCAAAGCAATGGCGTGGACGTAGTGCTGATAAGAAGCAGGGTTCAAACTCTGATGTAACAATTAACACGGCGTACTACGACAGGGACGATGGTTATAATACATGGGATGACGATGCTCTAAGTGTATCCCTAGAGGCTTACCAGAAGATGATTGAGCTAGGTGTAGCACCTGAGCAAGCACGTATGGTACTGCCACAGTCGATGATGACTGAGTGGTACTGGTCAGGTAGCCTTGATGCCTTTGCAGATATGTGCAATCTTCGTTGTAAGTCGGATACACAAGCAGAAACACAAGAGGTAGCATGGGCCATCAGTCTAAAGATGGAAGACCTGTTCCCTGTATCATGGGTGGCATTGAGAGATGAGTGAGTAT